GGAACGCGCTGACATCACTTGCTCCTGTTCTGGCGGGAAGAAAGGACGGTGACGCCACCGCCCTGGCTGAGTGGCCTGTCGTCGAAACGAATGGCGCGCCCTTCAGAGGCAGCCACGCACCACGGCGCGGCAAGGAAGGCCACTGCGGCGTCTGCGTCGGGGAACGCCTGCTCCAGAACCGTGAACCTGAGGGCGTTGCGGGCGCTGCGCCGGTTGCCGTCGACTGGCCGCGACAACTGAACAAGGTAGGAAACCATCATCTCTTGTACCTCCAATTCGATGGTCTATATGTATACCCATGCTCACCATGATGCAAGAGGAAAATGGTGCATGCCGCTCAACTTTTTTTCCCAGCACCCCCGCCGCCCCGTGGTATACAAGGGGATGAAGCGCAAGGCTCCTTATGCGATGGGCAGAATCCGGACGGAGAGAGGGCTGATCTCACGCATCGCCGAAGCCCTCGGGATCACCCGCGGCGCGGTGTCGAAATGGACGCGCGTCCCAGCTGAACGGGTGCTCGTGGTCGAGGGCGTGACCGGGATTCCCCGCCACAAGCTGCGCCCCGACATCTACCCGCCCCGGAGCCGCCGCCGTGGCTAGCCGCCCGCCCTACCTCTTGCAAGTCACCCGCTGCCGCCGCTCCCGGCATAGTGTCCTGGAGGATATCGCTGGGGCGCTCTGCGGGGCCGCTGGAGGCCTCTGTCTGGTCTGGATGGTGCTGTGGTGGCTGGGCCTCTAAAGGCCCCCCAGCGGGCTTCCCCTGCCGCCGCAGGAGCGGATCTTTTCCCGGCTCCGGCGAAGCCAAAGCCGTTCCGGCTGCGCAACCGCCAGCCGCTCGAGGCCGAGCTTCACCAGCAGCTCGCCCGCATCCTCGACCGCCACCTCCTGCCCCCCGCCGAGTGGTCTACCTACCCGGCGGGCGTCGCCCACCTCTCACCGCAGCAGCAGGCCAAATACAGTCGCATGGGGCTGAAACGCGGCTGGCCGGATATCTTGATTATCCATGGCGGGCGGATCTACGGCCTCGAATTGAAGCGCCCCGGCGGCCAGCTATCGAAGTCGCGTATCGGACGCACCCGCCGCGGCGTCACCCGCTACTACATCGGCCAGGGCGAGATGTTCGAGCGCCTGAAAGACGCCGGCATGGTCATCGCGGTGGTCCGCAGCCTCAACGAAGCGCTGCTTCAGATCGCCGAATGGGGCATCCCGTTTCGGTTATCCCCGAAATCCACAAGCCAGGGGGATAGCACCGAGCCGGCATAGCCATTTAACCTACAGGTGCGGGGCGGCCCCCGGGAGTCATGACCCGGTAGATCACCCCAGGCTAGTCCCCCCATCCACTGGCAGGGTCTGGCCGCTCCGCATCACCTCTACGGATGGGAGAGGGATGGGAATCCATGTCCGACAAACCAAAGCGGGCGGTCAGGCTGGTTGTTGATAACCCGCCGCCGCTACCGCGCTGCACCCGCTTTCTTTTGGAATGCTTGGTCAACCATGCGGAATTGTCCGCCGAAGAAATTCGCGAATGGTTGCGCGTCATTCTTACCATGAAGCCGCTCCCATGAGCGTCACACCGATCCGCCCTCCAATGCCCCGCGTCCCCCCGATCAACCTAGAGGCTGAACAATCCCTCCTCGGCACTCTCTTGTGCGATAATCGCACCCTCTCCGAAGTATCCAGTTTTCTTAAGCCCGTTCATTTCAGCACCGCTATACACGCCCAAATCTATGCCGCAATTGCTAAATCAATCGTCGCCACCGGCCATGCCGCCCCCCATACCCTCAAAAATTACTTTAGCGACGATGCCTTCGATGTCATCGGCGGCGTGCCCTATCTCGTCAAACTCGCGGAAAACACCCCAACCTATTTAAACGCCAAATCCTATGGCCGCGCCATTCTAGAGGTTGCACATCGTCGCGAGATCATCCTCGCCGCCGAAGCCATCATCGAGGCGGCTTATGAAGGCCACCCCTGCGATGATGCCTTCGCCGAGCTTACTCAGAGATTCACCGAAACCGCGCCGCGAACCGAGCGCATCGCGCCCGCAAAACAATTAATGGACGGCTTCTTGATGCCCGATTGGCTCATCGAGGGCATCCTCCAGCGCGGCTCCCTCTACGCCTGCACCTCCCCCACCGGCCATGGCAAGACCGCCGTCTGGCTCTTACACGCCTGCATGATCCATGCCGGGCGCACCATCGGGCGTCTTATCACCAAAAAGGGTAACGTTCTCTATGTCGCTGGCGAAAACGTCGAAGACATCAAAGCGCGCCTTTTCGGTATGTGCGCCGCCTTCAACCTTACACCCCAGGAGCTGCCGTACTTTTTACCCGCTGCCTTTCCCCTTAATGAGATCGAGGCCACTAGCCTTGTCAGCGAAATCAATAACTTAAAGATCACCTTCTCGCTCATTATCTTCGATACCGCCGCCTCCTTCTTTCCCGGCGACGATGAAAACGACAACGTCCTGGCTGGCACCTATGCCCGCACCATGCGCCTCTTGACCCAACTCCCAGGCAATCCCGCTGTCCTCGCCCTCTCCCATCCCACCAAAAATGCCGCAGGCGATCACCTCCTGCCCCGCGGCGGCGGTGCGTTTCTCAACGAGTTAGACGCCAACCTCACCCTATGGTCCGCCGATCAGGAAATCACAACTTTGCATTGGCAAGGCAAGATCCGCGGGCCGGATTTCGCTCCCCTCTCTTATCGTCTCAGGCCCGTCCAAACCGGATTTATCGATAATTTCAATCGCAATTTCATGACCGTCGTTGCCGACCCTGTATCCGAGGAAGAGTCCAATTTCCACCGATCCGAGCGAACCGACAACGAAGATCTCATCCTTCGCCTCATCAACGCCAACCCCGATCAATCCCTCGCCGACCTCGCCCGTCACGCCGGCTGGTTAGGCGAAGATGGCTTACCCCTGCGACCCAAAGTCCAGAGAGCCATCCTCAGCCTCGCCGACGACGGTCTCATCCTGCAGCCCCGAAAAGGCGGAAAATGGAGTCTGACCCCAAAAGGCCAAAAAATCCTCGAAAAAATGGATATTTTATAATGTATTCAACAGGTTGATGCTGTATCGATACAGCTTAATCAAACCTCGCCTGTATCGATACACCTCGCGATACACCCCGATACACCCGATACAAAAACCGGAAAACCCCAATGATCCTGCCATTTTCTTGGTGTATCGAAGGCAGCAAGAATCCCCTCTCTGAGGGATTGATTCTTGCTGGTTCGTTCTCCTTCCTTCCCTTTAGGGAAGAAGGTTCCCCGATACAGCAGGCGATACAGCAGACAAAAAACCGCTTTGAATGCCCTCGCGTTCCGCGCTAGCCTCCCCGCGGTTCTTCTTGGCGGGAGGACCATCAACGACACTCCCCGAGCCGGTCTGCGATGCCCGGCTCGGGTCCCCTTCCCGGAGCCTCCTATGGCCCCCGCAACCTTGAACCCGCTCCACTTCCGCGCTAGCCTAGCCGTGCTGTTCAGCCCGCCGCCGATCCTCGGAGCCTCCCCAATGGCCCTTCCCAAAAAAGCTCAGCAGAAGGCCAGTAAAGTCATGCGGGAGTATTCCGAAGGTAAACTACACTCAGGTTCCAAGAAAGGACCAAAGGTCGATAGTCCCGCGCAGGCAAAAGCCATCGCGATGAGCGAAGGACGCAAGGCTTCCAAAGGCAAACCCTAGCCACTAGAGCGTGTGGATGGCCGGTTACGGTAATATTGCCAACCTTAAACACTTCGGCCCGGATCATAAGCCGCCGAAATACTCCGCCGTTGTCGCTGGCGTTATTACCAAATGCCGCAAGGTCACGCCGGAGCTGTTCGATTTTTTCCTCGACACCGTCCGCGACGAAGAAGCCCCGCTCCAGCTACGGCTTAGAGCGGCTGAATTGCTGTTCGAGCGCGGTATGCCGAAAAATGACGGTTCGCTGACCGCGCAATTCGCCCTCGGCGAAGGCGGTGGACTGACCGTCCGCCTTGAGATTGTCGATGCGGTCCATGATCGTCACGAAACCGAAACCATCACCATCACGCCGAATGGTCACGACGACACTCGCGACGAGCCCATCTCGCTGAGCATCGCCGACGATGGCCGAGACGGTCGTTAACGCCCAGCTCTCGCGCCCGATGGCGGCGCTGTTGAAGCCGGCGCGGTACAAAGTTTTTTGGGGCGGCAGAGGCGCGGGGAAATCGCACGGTGTCGCGCTGTACTTGCTAGCCCAGGCCGCCGCTACACCGCTACGCATCCTGTGCTGCCGTGAGTTTCAGTCCTCGATGCGGGACAGCGTTCACCGCCTTCTCGTCGATGTCATCCTGCGACTCGGCCTCGAAGATAAGTTCAATGTGCAGGTGAATGGCATTCGTGGTGTCAACGGCAGCGAGTTCATTTTCGAGGGCTTGCGTCACAACATCACCCGCATCCGCTCCCTGGAGGGCATCGACAAAGTCTGGGTCGAGGAAGCGCAGACCGTGTCGAACGCCTCATGGGAAACCCTGATTCCCACGATCCGCAAGGACGGCTCCGAGATCATCCTGACGTTCAATCCGGAACTCGAAACCGACGCCACCTACGAGCGTTTCGTCAAACACCCGCCACCCAATGCCGCGGTGGTGAAGCTGAACTACCATGATAATCCCTGGTTCCCGAGCGTGCTCAAAGACGAGATGGAGCACCTCAAGCGCGTCGATCCAGACGCCTACCAGCATATCTGGCTCGGCGAATGCCGTCTGACGCTCGACGGCGCGATCTACGCCCGCGAGCTGCGCGAAGCCACCGAACAGGGACGCATCGCCACCGTGCATTACGACACCACCAAGCCGGTGTCGGTGTATGTCGATCTCGGCTGGCAGGACTTAACCGCGATATGGTTTATTCAGCACATTGCTGGCGAGGTGCGCTGCATCGATTATCACGAGGACAGCCAGCGACCCTTTGGTGACTATCTGAAATTGATGCAGGCAAAGCCCTACCTCTACACCACACTGTGGTTGCCGCATGACGCGCAAGCCAAATCGCTCGGCACCGGACGCAGCATCGAAGAACTCGCCCGCGCCGCCGGATGGCACGTCCGCATTGTGCCCAAGCTGTCAGTCGCCGATGGTATCAACGCTGTTAGAACACTCTTCCCAAACATGTGGTTTGACCGAGACGCTTGCGGTGACGGGGTGCAAGCACTGCGACACTATCGCTATGAACTGGACCTTAACGGGCAATTCAGCCGAAGCCCGCTCCACGATGCAGCGTCTCACGGCGCGGATGCGCTGCGCTATGCCGCCGTAGCCATGCAGGAGGCGGCCCGCGCCTCCTATCCGAAAGCGCCGCCGCCGAAGCGCCTCGTCATCGAGCCGCGTCAGCGCGCCAACACCAATTGGATGCGGCTGTGAGCGAAGACACGTTCGCCGAGCCGCTGTTCCGCGAGATGCACGTCATGGCCGACATCGTGGCGAAGGAGTTGGCGAAGCTCGTGTTGGACGGCCATCCGGCGGGGGATGTCGAGGCGACGGCGGAGCGGGTGTTCGAATACATTCTGGAGGAGTTGCTGCCGTATTATCTTGTGCGTCACGTGTGACGGGATGAGGCTGCAGACCGAATTGTTCACGCCCGCTGAGGTGTTCGCTGCTGAGCCGCGGATAGGCAGCCACCTCCTGCCGGTGCTCGATTGCGCCGTCTGTGGCCAGGATCTAAAGCAGCGAGCTTCCTATTTCGCCATCGTCGTCAACCACAGCACGGGTTTGTGGACCGTGGCGGCGATCTGCACAAAATGCGGCGACAGCACGCCGCGCGACGTGCTTCGCAGGCTCGTCGAAGGGGCGGTGCGCTTGATGTTTGACCCTGAAATGGGGCACGCATAAAAAAGAGGCGAGCCATCCGGCTTCGCCCCTAGTTTCGTACAAACAGCAAACGCAGCGATTGTAGCCGAGCTTTGCTCGGATGCCAACGACGTTGGGGAAGATGCGTTCTGCTGCTAGACCAAATCCGGGGCTCGCCTATCGAGATCCAGCGCCGCGTGTGGGGGAGAGGCCGCGCAACGAGACGGCGCGCGAAGCCTTTGGCGCGGGCTGGGAGGACGACGACGACATCCTCTACGAGGCGCGCGAGCGCTTCCGGCGCGTCATGGACTGGGAAGGTCCGTTCCGCAGCCAGTTCAACGACGACCTGAAATTTGTCAACGGCGATTCGGACAATCACTGGCAATGGCCCGCCACGATGTACTCCGACCGCGGCGACAAGCCGTCGCTCACGGTCAACAAGACACGCCAGCACTGCCTGCAGATCGTCAACGACGCGAGGCAGAACAAGCCGCAGATCCGCATTAATCCGGTGAGCGACGAAGCGACCAAGGCCAGCGCCGACGTCTACGAGGGCGTGGTGCG